AGATTGAAAGTGAACTAAATTGGATTAATTCGCACTTTAAAATAATCAATGTAGATAAAATATATACAGCGAGAACTTTAATGAGCGAAGCTAAAGCTATAAAGGATGCTTGGAACTATGATGGACTATTAGTAGACCCTTATAACTCTCTAGCTAAAGATGCTCAATTATTAAGAAGTGTAGGAGGTCACGAGTATGACTACCAAATAGCTTCTGAAATGAGATTATTTTGTAAAGAGAATAACGTTTCAATGTGGTTAAATTGCCACGCTGTTACTGAGGCGTTAAGAAGGGTTCACGATAAAGACCACGTTTATGCAGGATTTCCAAAACCTCCGTCAATGGCAGACGTTGAAGGTGGTGGTAAGTGGGGAAACCGTGCTGATGATGTGATTGCAATTCACAGGTATACCCAGCATCCTGACAGATGGATGGTATCTGATATCCACGTGAGAAAGGTGAAAGAAACAGAAACTGGAGGAAGACCTACCAGTATGGATGCACCGATTTCTCTAAGGATGATGCCTTCAAATGTTAGCTTTACTGTGGCAGGGAGAGAATTAATTACTCCCTCTACACCAAAAAAAGAAACTACTAATTTTGACTCCTTAGAATTTTAATATGAAAAATACGATTAACGAAGCACTGATTAAATTAAATAAGTACCATAAAGATTATATTCAAATGGCAAAGGCAATAGCTGGGAATAATCTAGAAGTAGCGAATTACGCTGAAGATTTTGTACAGAACGCATACATTAGATTGTCAAAGTATGATAACCTTTATGAAAAAGTAGTAAAGAATGGTAAAGTCCAAAAGGGATATATGTTTTTTGTTTTAAGAAGCATAATCTTAAACTCAATTAAAAAGAAGACTAATTTAAAGTATAATCATCTAGGTTATAATTATGACTTTGAAGAGAAGTTTGACTTAGTCCAAACAGATATAGAGCCTGAAGTATTAGGAGCTAATCTAATTGAGGAGAAGATGTATAAAGTCCTTAAGGATAATGCAGACTGGTTTGACTACCAACTATTTAGAACTTATTTAGAGTCTGGTAAAAGTTTTAGAGCACTATCAGAAGAATCTGGTATTGGAGTAAGAACTATTTATCTTAGTATAAAAAGAAGTAAACTATTAATAGCTGAACTCTTATTTGAAGATTATCAGGACTATTTAAATGGAGACTTCGATAGAATTTAATATTAACTTAATAATTATAAAATGGGAAAAATTAAAGATTTAAACTTACAAGTATTTGACTTATATGACTCAGGATTATCTTCTGGTAAAATAGCTCAGAAACTTAAAGTAAAGAAAACAGTTGTTGAAGACATTCTTGGTAATGCTGAAAACAAAGGACTAGGGTCTACTATTGAAAAAATAACTGAAGCTACTGGTATTAAGAAAGTAGTAGAAGCTATTACTGATGATTGTGGATGTAAAGCTAGAGCAGAGGAATTAAATAAATTATTTCCTTCTAGAAAATTAGAAAACTTATTAGATAGTGATTATGACTATTTAGATAGATTTTTTAGTAATCCTGTATCTAGTGTAAACTCAGTACAGCAAAAGGAATTGGTTAGAATTTATAACTATGTATTTAATGCTAAAAGAGCAATATCAAATTGTTCTCCGTGTGTAGCTAATATGGTTAGAGAATTAAGACAGGTTTATGAAGTCGCTAACAACCAGTAAACTTAAAAAGTACAGCATAAAGAGGTTGGTCGAAATGGCTGACCTCTATGCTACTAAACTGCAGTGGATGCATTCAACAGGTAAAAACACGGAAGAGCCTGAGAGATTCAAACAGACTGCACTTGAGTTATATCATATTTCTGAGATAATTGAAGAGAAGAAACTTAATAAGAAAACTAAAAAATATAAAAAATATTCAAAATAATTTGGAAAATCCAAATATTTGTCTATCTTTGTATAAAATTAATAAATTATGAGATATAAAAATTTAACTGTGACTGATAGAAATTACTTTCGTAATATATATCTAGCTACGGACTCTAGAGAAGAGGCTCAAAGTATTTTAAGTAATCATTTTGATGTATCTACTAGAACAATTAGAAGCTGGGCTAATAATCTTGGTCTAGAAGGTCAACAGAATAGCGTTGATGCTAGAGTAATGATTTATGATATTGAGACTAGTAGAACTACTGCTAAAGTATGGTGGACTGGTAAACAATATATTAATCACAAATCTTTAAAGTCAGAACCTGCTATTATTTCAATTAGTTGGAAATGGTTAGGAGAAGATAAGATTCACGCTTTAACTTGGGACGAAAATCACTGTGATAAGAAAATGCTAGAAGAGTTTCTAGTAGAATATAATAGTGCTGATATGATTATTGGTCAAAACAACGATAGATTCGATAATAGATGGGTAAATGCTAGAGCTATGAAGCATAACTTAGATATAAATACTCACGTTAAGTCTTTTGATATTATGAAGCAGACTAAGAGACTATTTAGATTGCCTAGTTATTCGATGGACTATATTACTAAATACTTAAACGTTGAAAACAAGTTAACTCACGAAGGTTTGCATATGTGGGATATGATTGAGGATGGTAATAAAGCTCAGCAAAAAGAATATCTACAGAAAATGGTTGACTATAACGTTGGTGATATTGTATCTACTGAAGCTATGTATGTTAGACTAAGAAAGTATATGGGACATAAGATTCACTTTGGTGTATTGAATGGAGCTGAGAAGTGGACTTGTCCAATAGATGGTTCTACTAATGTAGCATTGCTTAAAGTTACAGCAACTGCAGCAGGTACGTTGCAATATATTATGAAGTGTAACGATGATGGTACTACTTATAAGATTAATAACAGAGCTTATAACCAATACTTAGATTCTTTATAATATGAATGAACAGAGTACAGTAACCCTACTAAATAAATTATCAGGTACTGACTTAAGGTTGGTATCTGATAAGTACTCTAGTTATGATGCTGAGGGGTCTAACTATATAGTAGAGATAAAAAATAGAAGAGCTTACTATAGTGAAAAATTAATTGAAGCGAGTAAATTATTTGCTAACTATAATAAGTCTCAGATAAAAGGTAAACAATTCTTATATGTAGTAACAGACCCTAAAGGTGTATACATATATAATATAAATAAAAACATTAAGCTTATAGTTAACCAGCCTGTAAGAATAATGGAATGTCCTATTAATACGGACTTTGGTAACCAAACTAAAATTAATAAAGTAAGCTATCTGCTGGACGAAGGCTTAGCAATTAAAATATAATATGAAGAATAGAAAAAATACTTTTGATATGACTTACACTGAAGGTGTACACTTTGATAATTTTCAGGATATTGTAGAAGATATTAATAACGATGTAGCTCAGGATAGAAAAAATACTCCTGTTTATTCTGGAGTTCTTAAATACTTCCCTAATGCATTAAAAGAAGTTGCTAAATGTAGTAAAGCAGGTAACGACCAGCATAATCCTAATAGTCCTTTACATTGGGACAGAAGTAAGTCAGGTGATGAATTAGATGCTTTAACTAGACACTTAATTGACCATAGTGAGAATCCTGTAGATACTGATGGAGTTCTTCACCTAGCAAAAGTATCTTGGAGAGCACTTGCTGCACTTGAAAAGTACCTAGAAGGTCAGGATATCTAAAAATATTTCAAATTATTTTATTATGTAAGGCTCTGTTATTCAGGGCTTTACGTATTTATATAAAAAAAGTTTAAAAAAAAGTATAAAAAAGTTTGGAAAATACATTTATTAATTCGTATATTTGTAGAGAACAATAAAAACAATTAAATAAAATTAAAAATTAAGTTATGAAAAAGATTAAAAATTTAAGCACTTTCGAAAAAGTTCAATTAGCAGTAATGTCATTTGTAGGTTCTACTTTAATGATGACAATAGTAAACTGGGCAGGAAACGGATTTAACTCAACTTTCGGATTTTAATAAAATGAATACTAACAAAATAAAAAAGGAAACTATGTATATAGATACTAAATTAGAGCAAGACGTAGATGTTACAATTAACACTGACGTAGAGGATAAAATCCTTAGAGACTTAGGATTATTATAAAAACCAACAATATGAGAAATAGATATGAATATTAAACTGTTAGACCACACGGAAGTCGATAAGCAAGAGACTATAAATAAAATGTTTGACGATACGTTCTACTATAAAGAACTTAACTTAGACAAATGCTTAAGCTACTCAACCCTTAAATGGTTGTTAAAATCACCTAAGTGGTTTGAATATATGAAGCGTAAAGGAATGACTCCTACTCAAGCTTTAAGAGATGGAAGGTTAGTTCATACTGAAATCTTAGAACCAAATAAATATATGGAGTTTACATTTGTAGATGTATCTTCTAAGAATACTAAGAAATATCAGTTAGCTAAACAAAAGTACGGAGCTGAGAATACATTTACTTTTAAAGAGAAGTATATGAATAATAGAATAGCTACAGCATTCTTACAAAATGATGCTTGTACTAATTTCTTAAAAGGTTCAGAGACTGAGGTTGGAATGTTAACAGAACTTAATGGATTACCATTTAGAGCTAAGGCTGATATATATAATGCTGAAGCAGGTTTTGTAGCAGATGTAAAGACTACTAATGATGGGTTAAAGGATATAGAGTTGAAGGATGGTAGTTTAAAGAATCAATTTGGATTTACTATAGATAAGTATGACTATGACTTACAGGCATATATTTATTGTATGATGTACGATGTACCAGACTTTTACTGGTTAGTAATTGACAAAACAACTACAGACATAGGTATCTTCAAAGCATCAGACGAAACCTTACATAAAGGAGAGCTTAAATTTAATGCAGCTACTGAACTGTATAAAGCTTTCTTCATAGACGAATTAATAGATTTATCACAATACCATAAAGAAGGAGAACTATAATTATGACAGAATTAAAAAACGAGCAGCAAAAGATGGCATATGAATCCTGCCTCTACTCACTAGCATTAGGAACACCAATAGAGATTATGACTATGATATTAGAAGAACACGTAAAAGAAGATGACTTCGATATGGCTGAAGGATTTAAATGGGCTATAAGTGACTGGTTCTTTGCTAATAGTGTTAGAGAAGGAGGATTAGGATGTGTAGTTAAGAATGAATTAAATAGAAATACAGACTGGAATGAATAGAGACTTACAAGGATTAAGATATGCAGCAGCAATGGACTCAGCTATCTCAATAGTTAAAGGATGGGTAGATAAGACAGATAACAAAGAGGCTAAAGAAGTATTAACCTGCTTAACAGATGTCTTCATATATAACTCAGGACTAGAAATGGAGAGAAGAACCTTTGATTCCTTAATAGATGAATATAAGTCTGAAAGGAATAGAGCTATAATGAGAGCAAGAAGAGCCGAAGAGAAATTAGAACCATTACAAAAAGAGAATACTAAACTTAAAAACTCATTAGAAGCATTTACTTCTTAAATGTTAAAGTTTTGTTAAATAGTTGTATAAACGTAAGTTTTTTTGTATATTAGTGATATATATAATAAAGGAATAAATAAAATAGATTATGAAAGCAATTAAAAGATTATTAAATATTAAGAGAATCCAACAAACTAAAAAAGTTAATAAGAGTAGACACCAAATAGGAATAGTTCTGCTAATGTTATTAACGTCAATCCATATATCAATAGGACAAAACCTAATCGATACTGAAAAGAAGAGTATGAAGTATTATAGAATGGGTTATGGTTTAAATGATTGTACTATTAGAGCATATACTGAAATGATGGGTGTTAAGTATGTAGAAGCATATAAAGAACTTAAAAAAGAAGGTAAGAAGGATGGAGAAGGAATGCATTTAGAACCATTTCTATTAAAAGTTCAAAAGGATGGAATGTTATTAGGTATGACTAAAAGATTAGATAAGAAAGTAAATGCTAAAATGTTAGTTAAGTACGATGCTTTATCTAAAGACCAAAATTATTTAATGTTTGTAGAGTATAAAGACCAATGGG